TTCAAATCACCATATCCAGAAGACTTATATTTTCCTGTTGGTTCTTTCGGAGTACCCAAACCAGGAACTTCAGTTTCATATCCTAATCCTTTAACACCAAATTGACCATCTTTAACATAATAAATTGGATCCTTTGCTAAATTTTTTAAAACAATATCTCTAATTTGTTCCATTGTTTTGTCCTCATTTTTAGGATCTTTCATTTCAGCATAATATCCTCTCATTAGTTGACCATAGATAACATTATCTAGATTTTTCTTATCTGTAGGGTCATATATTTTGTCAAGATCTTCTTCAACTTGTTTTGAGGTCTTTTTAAGTTCCGCCTTTTCAGTTTCTTCTTGAGATTTTACTGTTTTAGCTTTAACCTCTTTAGCTTTAATTTGTGGATCTTTTGCTTCTTCTAAGAATTTTTCAAACGCAAGCTCGTATGATTCTTTTTTAGATTCAATTTTATTAATAGGAGCAATACCTACTATATTCTCATTAATGATTCCTTTTTGTTTTAAAATCAAAGAAGCTTCATCAAATGTGGCAGCATTGCGAATATAGTTAGGAAACATTTGTTTTGCTTCCTTTAAAAATACACTTTTGTGTCCTTTTCCTTCTTTAATTAGTTGGTATTGTTCGTTAAGAGTTTTCATTATCTTCTCCTTTTAATAAAAGTTTTATATTTTTTAAATAATCTAAAATTAAATCTGTTGCTGTTACAACCTCATATGACCCTGGATTAGCTGAATAAAATTCTGCTGTTTTATCCTTAGCATTAGAAATTAAAGCTGTTATTTGATTAAGTTCATTTTCAATTTGTTTAAACGCATCTATTCTTTCCTTTTGGAAATCATTATATTCGTTCAGTTGATCTTCTTCCCAAAGCTGTTTACGGTCATATGATTTGGGAGTTATATTCGGAACATTTTTAAACCCTAATTTATAATAATAAATTTTAGGTTTTTTCTTACCAGAAAATGCATATTTAGTAGCATATTGAGCTCCAGTTCCAGGTGACATACTTGCTCCACCCGCTCCAGTGGATGAAGTCTCTTTAAGTTTTTTAATTACTTCCTTAACAATATGTTGATATTTGTTAGGCATTTGCTAATTCTAGTTCTGATAAGAGTTCGCAATATTGTAAAAGATTAACTAAATCATCATCCGTTATTTTAGTTGTTTTAGTAACAGGTTTAATAAGGGAAACAATCTCGTTGATTTTAATTTGAGTTACTGGGTTTGATGTTGATTTATTGAGTTGAATTAATTCATTTTTGATTTCTTGGGATTTAGAGATATAAAATTCTCTTAACTTTGGGGTATTATCAATTGAATTAATTAATTCTTTTAAAATAGATTTTTGATGAAAATTTAAATCACCATATTTTTCATTGAATTTTTCAAGAATAATTCTATATGCTAAAATACGAGTATCTTTATCTTCTTTAATTTCATCTAAAACATTCTCCCTAATTTTATTTTCCATTATCGGAGCAGCAGTTAAATGCTCTAAAATAGTTATTTTATTCGAAATAATACTTTCAGGATTAATGCTTGGATATAAATTGCAAATTTCTATTAACGTATAGAATGCTGCTTGAATTTTATAGTTTGGTAACTTATGATTAAAAAATTCATTTAAATCATAATGTTTTTGAATCTCATTTATTAGATTATACTTTTGTTTCTTTAGTAATTTTCTATTCAGTGTTTTAGAAGATTCTAAAAGAGTATCTATAACCAAGTTTGCTCTAGATTCAGTTAATGATGTTTTCTTTAAAAGAGACTCATATAACTTATATTCTTTTCCTAATTCTGTTTTTACAAAATACTTTTTGAGAAGATCTTTAACAGGAGAATCTTTTCCTTCTAAAGTATCAGCGGTAATTTGCCTAACTAAAAGCTCAAAAAGAATACCAGAATTCTTATACTTCGAATGTTTAACTTTCATTCTATAGAATAATTTTGTTTATAAATATGGTGAAATTTGTTACTCGCGTATTTGTTTTTCATCTAGTAATGAATCTCCCCCATTATCTGTTTCAAAAATCATTTTTTTCCTTGAAACTGGGATTTTATCTAGCATGTCTGTTTGGAGGGAGGATAATTTTTTATTTTCTAGGGCTAAAGGAGATCCACCTTTATATTGAACTTTTATGGAATCAGATTCATCATTGTCCTTTTTCATGCCTAAAGATCCGATTCTATCTTTCCCTAAAGCATTATCCTGAGTGTTTTTGTCTGTGATTTTTTCTTGGGGTCTTCCTAGGATAGTTTTTTCATCATATCCAGCAGGAATACCTTCTCCATTTTCATATCTACCTCTTCCATATAAAGCCGCTAAATCATGTGGAGTACCATATGATTGGCCTGTTACTTGAGGGTCATTTCCTTCAGATTGAATTTGAGTTAATCTAAATTTACGTTTAGCATCTTCTCTAGCAAGATCTCTAAATTCATCATATTGATCTTCACTCATATGCCATATATTTTCATATACCCAATCTGATGGGAAGAGGCCATTTTCGATAATTTGGTTTGAAAGTTCAACTTTTTCTTTCATTAACGCTACTCGTTCTTGATCATAAATGATGGATGGAGTAGTTAATGATAATTCAAAATTGGTTAAACTTTCTGCTGTGTATCCTTGAGTATATAAGTGAACTAATGCTATTTTGTTTAATTCTGAAAGGATAATTCGTTGGATTCTATCAATGGTGCGAGCAAAGCGGATATCTTCAGCAGCCAATGTAGCTTTACCTGTTAAATCTTTCTCATATCCGAGGAATGCTTTAGGTATTTTAAGAGCAGCAAATAATTTATCTCTTAAATAAATTACATCCGTAATTCCGTCATAATTTAAACCTTGAAGTGTATCAATTTTGGTTGATTGATCATTACCTCGGACAGGAATATAGAAATCTTCAAGTAAATTCTGCATATTATACTTCAAATTATATTCACCAGTTTGTTGGTCAATATAAGGAGTACGCTTCATTTTTGAAATTGTTTTCTGCATGAAGTTTTCTACTTCAGCTGGGGCAATATTTCCAACATTAACGTAAAATATTCGCTTTTCAGGCGCTCGAACAATACGATGAATCAACATTGCATCTTCCATTAGTGTATATTGTTTAAACAATTTACGACCAGGCTCTAAATATGATCTACCATAAGGTAAAAAGTTAGTATCTGTTAATAAACGGAAATGGGCAATTTCATAGTTATCTAAAAATATGTCTTTTCCTGTTTCTTTAGTATTAGGAATATTATAGTATCCATAACTAGAAACATTAATCCCATCAGGGTCAAATCTAAAACGGACTGATGCTGGGTTTGCAGGGTCAAATCCTTCTTGTCTTTCCATATGGTATGCAGAATAAGGGATAACATTGTATACTCCATATGTTTCTGCGATTTCTAGTTTTAAGAAGAAGTCTCCATATTTACACATGTTTCTAACCCAAGGCCATAGATTAAATTCAATATTTAAGATATCATAAAATAAATTATAAAGAATTTTTTGTATATCTTCATCAGAACTTCGAATTTGAAGTACTTCCCCCATATCATTCTTCAAGGTACTTTCATCAGCTATAATATCTAAAGCAGAAGCTATAATAGCATCTGTATCCATAGCATCATACTCTGAATATAGGGTAGGGCGTAGGGTTTGATAATTGAATGAGTTTTGATACCCATAAAGTGAAGTTGCTGAGTTGGTATAGATTCGATTAAATCGGTCTACCAATGAGTTTGTTTCTAGTTCCCCAGACTGTTGGATTCTGTTAACATCCATTACTCTGAGTTGGTTTCCTCCTTGGTTACGAATTATAACATCAGTTGAAAATAATCGTTTTAATCGGGAGAATAAAGTAGTATCTGCCATTTATTTTTTATTTGCTAATAATATAATAATAAATATTTAAAGAAGCCACCTAATATCTTCTTCTCCTCCATAAGGATTATCTATTTTCCATGGGTTGTTATCTAAACTATTATGAGAATACCCTCCAGAAAAAGTTTGTTTATTAGTAGACATGCTCTGGAGCATACTTTTAGTTAAATCTATGCCGTGTTGTTTGAATTTAAATGAAGTATCTCGCATGAATTGCCCCATAGCAAATGACATTACTAAATCATCATTGTATCCTTGTTGTGCTTCAGCTCTACCATTTTTCCAAATGAATACTTTCATTTCTTCAATTAAACGCTTTGATTGGATAATTACACCTCTATCAGAAAGTGCTTCTTGAAGTTTTCCAATACAAAGAGGTCTTGTTCTAGTAGACATAGTAAATCCAGGGGTCATTTTGTTAGTATCCATATATTCAGAAAAATATGAATCTGCATTTATTTCACCACTTTTTGGAGAATAATATAAATTAGGATATCCTTTTTCTATGATGGTTTGAATAGTAGCCCATCCAATATTTGCATTTTCTACAATAAGCAATGCATTGTTATATTCAATAGAAATATGAGTAAGTAAATGTCCAAATTCTTTTGTACCAATTTGTCCTTTATATTCGGCTACTTGAGTATTAGTTTCTACATCTAGAATATGAAATGCTGAATAATCTTTTCCATCTCCTCTAGCAACATCCGCTATTACCATATATGAGCGAGAATAATCTGCTGGCTCCCATACCCATAAGTTTCTATCTGCTCCTCGCCTTTCAAGTGGGTCTTTTACATAAGTTTTTTCGTAAAATTCTAGATATTCAGGATAAAAAACAACATCTCCTGAGGTGCTAAAATCACAATCACATTCCTGGGCTGCTAATCTTGGATCACCCAATAATTCATCTTGTCTATCTCTCCACGATTGGTCACGTTCAGGGTGAACAAACCAAGGTAATCTGATGGGTAAAAAGTCATTTTCATGGTTTTCTGCTCTAACCCATGTTTGATGAAACCAGTTACCAGTACCATATGGGGTAGATAATGCAATACACCCACCACCAGTGGCTAAGGTTTGTTGAGCTGAGGCCCATATCTCACCAATGTTATCAATGAATGCTGCTTCATCTATTAGTAGAAGAGAAACTGCTTCTGATCGACCTGCATCACTTGATGCTGAAGTGGCTTTGATTTGGGAACCATTACTTAATCGAAGAGTTAATTTATTATTTTCATCAAATGGTATTTTAAGCCAAGATGGTAAATTCTCGTACATAAATCGTACTTTAGTAACCATGTTTTTGGCTGTATCTTGCTTAGTTGCAATGCAAAGTACGTTTTTATCTTGATGGAATGTCATTAACCATAGAGCATATCCTGCTCCTAATGTTGATATACCCAACTGTCTAGATTTGAGTACTATTGAATATGGATTATCTCTCCATAGATGAAGTACTTTTTCCTGGAATGGGTATAAATTAAATTGAATTCTACCTCGTTGTGGGTGCTGGATAAAACAATATTTACGCATAAAATGTGCTGGGTCTTGGGCACACTTAATGTATTCTTGGCGTATTATTTGTTTTATATCCTGATTCATTATTTTATTGCTATGTAAGCGGCTATTATGGATAATGTGGTAATAAATCCTCCCCCCATTACTTGTAAGGCAGTTTTTAAATTTCTGTTTTTTCTAGAGAGGGTGGAATTGTCTCCTTCTAGTTTGGTAACTTTTTCTTTATAGTTTTTTTCTTTTTCTTCAAACACTTTTACTTCTGATTTGTGTTCAATTTCTTTTTTTTCAAAAGATATAATAACACTATCTTGGAATTTAATTGTGTTTTGGTTTTCTTTAAGTATTTTTTGAGTTACTTTTAATTCCGCTTGTAGAGAGTCTTTTTGAACTAATTCAATAGCTATCTTTTGAGCTACAGGATAAGGAAAACAGATTCTACTTGTATCTTTCTGTGAGAAACTTATAAAGTTCAGCAGAACTATAACCACTAAGATCTTTAATTTTTTTACCATAATATATTTGGGTTGATGTTAATTCTTTTCCTAATGAATCTATTCGAGCATTTGAAATATTTACACTATCTTTATATCTCCTAATTTGACTGCTTAAAATATCTTGCCTATTTCTAATATTTTTTAGCTCAATATTCAAACTATCAATCTTTTGTTGATATGGATCAACAGAAGAAACAGAAGTGTCTACTCTACTTGCTAGAATAGACACTATAACTGTTATTAATATTAATCCTATAGCAAATAGGATAAGTTGTTTCTTATCAATGTTTATAACCATATTTTTTTGTTTTTAATTTTATGCTCCTACTTCTCTTCCAGCAGCACGCTTAAGATCATCCATCATGGATTTAGGGAACTTAAATTTATCTTTAGCTAATTTCAAAATCCCATCAACTTTAGCTTTATCTCCTTTGTTTTTCTTAACTGATGCTAAAAATTGGTTGAATTTTACTTTCTTTTCTTCTGGGGTTGAGGCTAAAGCTTTTGCAGTTTCGTCCTTTCCAGCAGCTTTCATTGCTTCCTTATCTTCATCATCCATATCTTTGGTTGATGTTTTTTTAGCAGCAGTTTTAGGTTCAGACTTTTTTTCTGCTTTAGGTGCTTCTTTTTTAGTTTCAGATGGTTTTCTACCACGTTGTCCTACTGTTCTTTCACCTTTTACAAGAGCAATAAATTTATTTAATTGGTTGTCATAAAGAGTATCACCTTCAAGAGCATCATCTACTGCTTTATCAGCTTTGATAGCTTTTTTAAGCGGAAGACCTTCTAAATCTGGGTTATCGTTGATTACTTTTTTAATGGCTGATTCAAGTTTCCCAGAAATTTTAGCCATTTCATTGAGAGTATCTTCTTCAAGTTCAATAGTACCACCAGATGCTAATTCTTTTTCGGCAGCCATTTTACCATCAGAGCTTAAAGTAGAAAATTTTGGGTCTTTTTTCATTTGAGGAATTGCTCCTTTTCCAGCATATGATGCTTCATTAAGAGCAAGGTTAATTTCTTCACGTATGATTTCAAGTAAACGAGTTTTTTTCATTTTAAACAGTTTATTTATAAATATTATGGGAACAATGTCTGTTTAATTTTCTGTATTCTTTCCTCGGTAGTTCCAGATAATTCCACATATTGTGGGTATCTTTGGTTTAGGATACGGTAAATTTCTTTATCTATTTTTTTCCGATATTCGGAATCTGTTGTTCTAACTCCATTATCCTCAATTGAAACTCCTTTAGGAGAAATATAGAAAATATAATCATATTCTTTAATCATATGTGAAGCCAATTCTTCAAACTGGTCAGCTATAAAATGTGGGATAGACTCAGCTAACTTAGTAAATGCTACTACATCCACAACTGTACGATCCGTTATAATTCTAGGTTGTAAAAGTTCAGATGATCTTTCTGCTAAGAATATAATTTGTCCTTTAATAGTAGAATCTGTGTTTAAAGGAATACCCAGATCACGTAAATATTTTGAACGTTCTGTTCTAAAAGTATAATCCTCAAATTCTGGGAGTTCTTTAAGAGCATTTACTAGTGTGGTTTTACCTACACTCATTGTACCTGTGAATCCTATTTTCATTAGAATCTTGATTTTGCTGTTCCTGATTTATACCATGGGAGACCATCACCTCCTTTTTTAGCTGCTTTCCATTCAGCTTCTGTATATTTTAAGCCATTAATGTAATATTCTCTTTTGGATTCATCACCCTGAGGAATATATGCTGGTCCTTCTAGGTTATGCATTTTACCATCTAAATAAAATACTATAGTTCCATCAGGGGAAACTAATCTTTTTGTTTGTGTATTTGACATAACTTTATTATTTGATTAAACTTTCTGCTACATAAATTGCTTGTGCTCCGGATACTGTGATTCCACGTGCGCTTAAAGCATCTCCCACGAAATGTACGTTAGAATATTTGGTTAAACTAAGATCTTTGTAATTTACTAATGGTTCAGGTGACAAATATTTTACCTCTGGTATGTAAATTCCCCAATCGTCTCCCAATGTTGGGAATACTTTTTTCATATCTTCAATAAAATCTTCTATATATTGAAAATATCCACCCATTACTTCTCTTGCACCATCTAAATATTCAATTTGATATGCTGTTACCTCGTTACCTTCAGATGTTTGGGATGGAGTACGTGATGGACTATAATACAAACCAGTACCATTTGCTTGTAACTTGTTTACAACATTACGTGACCAAGTAAATGGATCTTCAATACCATTAATTTCCATCAAGATACCAAAATTAGTCATATCGTTTCTATAACGATCGTCTTTTTTAGCGTGACCATTATATGAATGATCACCATATGTTTCCTCTACAGCAACATAAGCAGCATTATTATTTGTACAAAATGAACGTAATGAAACACCTTCATCGTCAAATTTTCTATATA